AACGAAGTCCTTTGGCGCAGTGGAAAACTATTTGAAAAACCAAAGACTGCAACTAGCTATGAGGATGTACGAGATACACATCAACATCGCTTGGCAAAAGTTCTTCATACTTTTAACGTTTCAGAGGATGCATTAAAAGCTCACGCTTCAGCAGAAAAAGGAAGCTCTCGCAGAGCTTATGAAGACACAGTTGAAGAGTTGCACTCTGCTACTCAAGAACACAACGACTTCTATGGTAAGAAAGTTCAGTTAATCCCAGGACCAAATGATTCTTGGGAACACCCAACAACTAAACAAGTACACCCAATAGCTGCTAATCATCCAGATATGCCTGCAGCGTTTTATAGATCAAAGCAACCAATTACACGAGTAAGCAGAACTTCTGAAGGTTCCCTTACTTACAAGAGAGGCCACGAAGGTTGGGACTCTATGACTGTTGCTGGGGGAACAAAAGTTTGGCGTGAACAGACTCCTCCTCCTGGAACTGATCTAGTAGATCATCTTCGCACTCAAGTATTAGCAAATCATGCTTCTGGCGGAGTTGCAAGAAAGAGAAAAGTTCGTGAAGCCACTACAGTGCTTGATTCACTTAAGGGTGGAAAAACAGTAATTGGTCTTAGAGAACGAGGACGTGCTGAAAGAGGTACTGGAATACCTTCAGTTAGTACTCGCCCTACCGCTAGCACTGATCCTAAAAAACGTAATGCGGTAACAGTTAGTTATGATCAAGGACAAAATTCAGTTACTGAAGCTTTAATTGCTCCTAAGGACGCACCTACAGGATTGCCTACAGGTGATAGAACTAAACCAAAACCAGCTAAATCACGTTCAGGTAGAGTCTTAGTACGAAAGGGAACTACTGGTTTACCTATTAGCTCTACAAACTTAGAAACAAAACAACCTGAGGTAGAGACTGCAACTGGTGCTAGAGTACCTGCAAAGAGTTTACTACGACCTGTAGCAGATAAAAATGCAATGGTTCCTGACAAAGGCAGCTCTCGTCTCTACACGTCAAAAGGTGAAGTTATTCCAGCACCTAAGCCTGTTAAGACTACTAAAGAAGAAAAAGCTATGGCTGCTGCTAAAAGGAACGAAAAGGCCGAGAAAGCACGTGGCGTTGGTCCTCTAGAAAAGGGCACCGTAAACATTGCAGGAAAGCCATCTATACTTACAAACCCTCAAATGGCATTGCCTGGGTTTGAAAATGTAGAGAATCTTCGTGTAGGTGGAAGAGCTCAACGACTTTTGGCACAAGCTCACGGAAATACTCCTGCGGAAACTACTGGCTTAGAAGAACTTCGTTCTATTAAAAACGCAGGGTTGATTGTTAAACCTACCCCAAGTACTAGTCGTGCAGTTGCTGTTAGAGAAGGAACTCCAGGACAAAAGAATAGAGCTAAACGAGCTGCAATTAAAACTCGTGAAACTAGTCGTCCAATGGAACAACCTATGCTTCCAGGAAAAGAATTACGTTCAGCTGCTTTTGCTATGGGCGGTACTAGTGAAAAGATCAGCGAAAAGACTCGTGTTCTTCAAGGAGAGGCCAGAAAGCCTTCTAGACCTTCTAACCCAATCTACCTTGCAGCAAACAAAATTCTTGAAGAGAATAAAGATAAGTAAGCCATGGCTAGAGTGGCTAGCTTTTCTTCAGAACCGGATAGACCTAATCGGTATAAATCCTTGCGCCATAACGCAAGAGAGGCTGCCGAGTATCTAACTGGCCTACCCTACAAACAACCTAAGGCTCCTAAGTTTGACGTCTATAAGAAGCCTGGGCGGGGTCCTAACGGGGAGTCATCAAACTAATGGGACGTTCAAAGAAAGACCTGCATTTCGGCTCTAGAGACGGCCGTGGAGGCGTTATACGCATGTCTGTAAGCGACCGTAGCTCTAAAGCTGCTCGTCCTTGGAATGATCCTCAAGTTGTTAATGCATCATCTTCTTACGGAGTTAAGTTTAAAAGCTATAAAGAAGTTCATAAGTACGAAAATACCCTTGAATCCCAAGGATCACTTGAGTCCCATGAAAGATTTACTTGCGGACCATGTGGTAAATTAAACGCCTCATGTGCGTGCAAGGGAGATAGTAATGGCTGAAGCAAAGAAGTTTGGTCCCTACAAAGGTTCCAAAGCGAATGGAGGTCGCCCTATCTACGTTTACAAGAAAAAAGTAAACGGTAAATGGGTTACAACATCGAAAAACAAGGCTCGTGCCGATTACGAATCTAAAAACGGAAAACTACCTAGAGGAACGGATGTTGACCACAAGGACAACAACCACAGCAATGACTCTAAGGGAAACCTAAGGGCATTGAAGCATGGTAAGAACACCGCAAAAGAGAATAAACGAAGAGCTGGTAAGAAAGAAAATCAGAAGTAAATGAATAAGGCCCGGGTCTCCCCGGGCCTTTTCACTATTTATTAGTTATAAAGTCATCAAACCATTTGGTAATACCAGGCTCTGATGGATCTCCATCATAAGCGCCAGGTCCGTATCCCCAAGAACTCCAGTTAGTACCTTTGGAGGTCATATAGAAAGCGGCCTGTGCGTTAGTCACTGGATCGAATAACTCATCGTTTTTTAGGATTCCAAACTTCTCCCGACGTACATCTCCGAGTTCCCCAATCATATTCAATTGGAATAACCCATAGGAGTTGTCACCTGTAGCGGGAGTATTGTTACGAGAAGTGGGGTGTCCCCTCGACTCCTTCATAACAACGGACCAAGCTACCTTCAGGTTCTCACCTTTAAAGCCTACTAAAGAAAGAAGATCTATAAGTTCCTCATTAGTAAGCTCCGTAGCCCCCCTATACCTATCTAAAGGATCATAGGGCTCTTCAACGACTGTTGTTTGTGTTGGTTGGTTTTTGTTGTCTTCGGCGGCCATTGCTGCGGGTATTCCACAGATTAACATTACATATGCCGCCATGATTGCGATTTGCGATTTTGCATCTTTATTCACACTATCTCCTAGGCTAGAAGGCCAGTTCTGACTCACATATGCCTGTCACACATATAGAGCAATCCAGCGTCGGTCTGCCGGATTCGTACTGCAACCCTTTTGTTACGTAGTTAGTGATGGCCCAGTTGCCTGGGCCATGGATATACCGTAGCAGTAACTACAGGGGGTCAGCAACCAGGAAACCCATGTAGAATATCTTTTTGTCTAATGAGAGGATTATCACATGACACAATGGTCAAAACCATGGAATGCACAGGAAACAGTAGTTCCTGAGGTAAAAGTAGAAACTCCTGCACCAGCAGCAGTTGTAGAGCCTGTTGTAGAAGAAGTAAAGAAAACTACAAAGAAGACAACTGAGACTCCAGCAGAGTAATGCGTATTGAGCGCATCATTACGAGACAAGGGCATCCCGTACCTGAGACAGCGCACCAGCCTAAAGGACCGTTTCCTCCTGAGTTGTTTGAATCACCAGAAGTAGTTACAGACTATATTCCACAACCAGATGGTGGAGTAGATGTTCCTGTTGGCGGAACAGCACAGAATGAATTTAAGCAAGTAAGATGGTTTCGGTGTAAAATTTGTAGCGAACATCTGCGTGAAGCAGAAGTTATGGGACACGATTGTGAGGCGTAAGATTGGCAAATCCAAGAAGTGTGGGATCATTTTATTGGCATCCCTTGGTATATCCAGTAAAACCTCCAGTAATGTGGGAAAGAGCTGAAACACAAGAAATAGCGTTTCCATTTAGAGGTGGCGTTGGTACTGCGGTACGACTGCCATTCACTAGACTAGCTTTAGTTATAGGACGCTGGACCTCTTCACACGATGAGAGTCAAGCACTAACTAACGCAATTCGTGGCAGGGTACTTTCAGAAGAAGAAGTTAATTGGGACTTTGTTAGATTTGGAGCACAAGATGATGGGTATTAGTTTTAAGAAGTACGCAGAGAAACAAAGCGTAAAAGAAAAATCCCGAATTGAAAAACGAGTAGAGGCTTTGCCTACCTCTGATTTACTACCTTGGACAGAAAATGCTCTGTATACAATAGGTAGAAACCTGTCTTCTTGGCAAAAAACAAAAGATTCAGCTACTTTAGAAGAAGCCCGCATAGGCGCAGAGGCGCTGCACGTTATTCTTGAATCCCTAGTAAAGAGACATTCAAATGGATGATTTTGAGTACGACGACCAGTTTGAAGAAATAGATCCTGAAGAAGAATTACAAGAAGAAGAAATACCTTTTGAAGACGAAGAGGTAGATGAGTTAGACGAACTTTCTAAAGAGTTTGTTAAAGCCCTTATCAATAAGATCATGACCTTTATGGAAATGCTAGTAGGGTATAAATTACACGCATATCAAGAGCCTCTTGCTAGAAGAATCATAGAGTCTGTAATTATTAATGATGGTGAGGAAGTAACCGCTTTAGCCTCTCGTCAGTCTGGTAAGTCTGAAACTATTGCTAATACTGTAGCAACCTTAATGGTTATCCTTCCACGCCTTGCAAAAATGTACCCTGATCTTCTAGGAAAGTTTGGAGACGGTATTTGGGTAGGTATGTTTGCACCTATTCAATCTCAGGTAGAAACTCTATATGGAAGAACTGTATCTAGACTTACGAGTGAAAGAGCTCTTGATGTGTTGGGAGATCCTGAAATCGATGATATGGCTACCAAATCTCCAGGAGTTATTAGAAACATAAAGTTAAAGAACTCTGGATCTACCCTAATGATGATGACAGCCAACCCTAGAGCTAAGATTGAATCTAAGTCGTTTCATTTAATTATTATTGACGAGTGTCAGGAAGCTGATGACTTTGTTGTATCAAAGTCTATTGCTCCTATGGGTGCGTACTACAACGCTACGATTGTAAAGACTGGCACTCCAACCACCTCTAAGAATAACTTCTACAGAGCTATCCAACTAAACAAGCGTAGACAAACAGGTAGGTCTGCAAAGCAAAACCATTTCCAATGGGACTGGAGAGACGTAGCAAAGTTTAATGATAACTACGAGAAGTTTATTAAAAAAGAGATGTTAAGAGTTGGAGAAGATTCTGATGAGTTTCAAATGTCGTACAACTGTAAATGGCTTTTGGAAAGAGGTATGTTCCTCACTTCTACTATTATGGATGATCTTGGGGATACTTCCCAAGAACTTGTTAAGAGCTGGCATAGGTCTCCAGTCGTTGTTGGAATTGACCCAGCTAGAAAAATGGATTCTACGGTTGTTACTGTTGTTTGGGTTGATTGGGATCGTCCTGATGAGTTTGGTTATTACGACCACCGTGTTTTAAATTGGCTTGAAATCCAAGGAGATGACTGGGAAGAACAATACTTCCAGATAGTTAACTTCCTACAGAACTACGATGTGCTAGCTATTGGGGTGGACTCTAACGGTGTAGGAGATGCTGTAGCCGGTCGTCTAAAGGTTCTTATGCCTAGAGCAGAGGTGGTACCCATTACCTCTAGTCCATCGGAACAATCTAAGAGGTGGAAGCACCTACAAGCCTTAATTCAACGGCAAATGGTTTCATGGCCTGCCCATGCAAAAACTCGTCGTTTACGTCTTTGGAAGAAGTTTTACCAGCAAATGACGGACGCAGAGGTTCAATACAAGGGCCCTAACTTTTTGGTTGCTGCCCCTGATGAAGCCCACGCCCACGACGACTTTGTGGACTCTTTGGCCATCGCATGTGCCATGACCCAGGATATGGTTATGCCAACTGTTGAAGTAAGTGCATCCCCATTTTTTTCTTAATTTAGCATTTAAAAAGCAGCCCGAAGGTAGAGACTTATACCTGAGGACCCTCAATCCCTATGCATAAGGAGTAAACATGGCAGTAGAAAACATTGCCCCAACACCTCAGTTCCCTGAGAAGGTTGGCGCAACATACGAACGCAAGATGGCAGGATCAGTACCTGGACAACGTGGACCACTACGTTTCGAAGAAGGTATTGCAACTGACACAGATGTTCCACAAGATTTTCAGGTGGGACTAGATCAAGGATATGACACCCCAGCTGGTCGTCCAAACCACAATGTTAACGTGTTTGAAAAGTATCCAGAAGAAACAATGAAGCAACGTGCACATGTCGGCTCAGCCGCATGGCCAGAGGCTCCAATCTATAACGCAGAGTTCTCTCAAGGTAACTTCGGTGATCACTCACAGGTAGTTATTGAAGAGGTAATTCGCTCAGGTGGACGCTATCAACGCACCAACCCTGCTCAAGTAGCAGACTAAATATAGTAGACTGTAGAGGCTCCCAACCCCGCACCCCTTCTCCGGGGTTGGGAGTCTTTACTTAGAATATTTCTAAGTAAAAGAAGAAGGGAAAACAAAATGAGTATTAACGTTAAGATGGGGAGTTGTGAATAATGGCTGGTGGCATTGATTTTTCACCTCCCAGTTATAGAGCTGCGTCATCTGATTTAACAATCTCAATTTCCCCACTTGGTTTAGTAGAACTTGCAGATGAAGAGTTTGAAGTACACGGCCCACGATTAAATAGATATTCTCTTAACTGGGCAATGTATCTAGGCCATCATTGGTCTTATCGCCGTGAAATAGGCGAGTCACAAATGGTTTACAACTATTATCGTGCATTTACCGATTACATAATTAACTTTACATTTGGTCGCGGAGCATCTTTCCGAAGCCCATCAGAAACAGAAGCTGTAGTACCAGATGCTCTTAAAAGAGTTTGGGAGATAGATAACGACAAGTATTCTGT